CTGAGAACTGGTCGGGCCCCACGCCCTGGGCCCCTCTTCCCATCCTTTTGTCTTCCCAGTCTTTGAACCCAGCGGCCCACCCTTCCTCCTTTGAGCCTATCTCAAGAGCTTGGCCAAATCGCGCGAACCCCGACTGCCCCCCGTAACGCCTGCCTCCACCTTTCGGTCCCGAATCCCAGGCAAACCCCTGACCCGCCATCCAGTCAACCGCCCCCTGGTCCTGCGGGTTCACCAGCAGCTGTGATCCAGGGACTATTTCCTCGGGAGGGGCATGCAGCCCTTTAGCGATTAAGAGCATAGCCGCGGCGAGTTTTTCGGTCATGCCAATAGCCTTGTCAAACTCAGTGATATAGAGCCCGATGGCGTCCGTCATCACCTTCCACGCCGATTCAACGGTGGCCTCTATTTGCCCATATTCGCTCGCAACCACCCCAGCTTGAGATTGCAACGCATCGATAACTTGAACGGCCGTAATCTTCCCCTCAGCGCCCAACTCTCGAAGGGCGCCGATTGCCACGCCCATACCGTTCGCTATCGCCATGGCAAGCCGGGGGGCCTGTTCAAGGACGCTGTTCAGCTCCTCACCGCGCAGCACGCCCGAGGCGAGCCCCTGCCCCAGCTGAACGACGGCGGCGTTAGCCGAGTCGCTGCTGCCGCCTGAGATTATGAGGGCTTGGTTAACGGTTTCAATAACGCCCGCCAGCTCCTGCTGTGAGAGCTTGAGGCTTTTGTTGGCGATAGAGAACTTTTGATATAGTGCCGTCGTCGACTCCATCGAGACGCGGGTGCGCTGCGATATGTCGAACAGCATTTTACTGACCGCCGCGGTCTCTCGTGCCGAGGAGGTGAATAGCTTTATGCGGTTTTCGTAGCCCTTCCAGGCGTCTGCGATCTTGACCACCTGCATCGCCATCGCTGCCCCGGCCGCCGCTGAGAACGCAGCACCGACGGCGCGAAGAAGGGGGGCCATGCGTTTAAGCGTGGAATTGGTGCGATTGAGGTCGTTATCGAGCTGTTTTGTGCCCCTTTGAACGTCTTTGCCGTCCCATGTGGCAACGACGCGGACGTTGGCGGTTGTGGCTACCATAATATCACTTAGAGGTCAGCTTTCGTATTTCCTCACGACACTGATCGTCATATATCCGAGTGTAACCACTGACGAATTTAACGGCTTGCCGCTCCTTGAAACTGAGCCGGCCAGGAGCACCAGTGAGCCCCAGTTCATGCTCAACCAGCCAGTCCAGGGCCATCTCAAAGAGCGGCGAGGTCTCTGCCTGGAGGTCGAGATATTCCTGGGTTTGCAGGGGGCATTCGTCACACGCTGAACCCCGCTCCGGGTCATGCCCGCATTCATCACCAAAACAGTCGGGCCAGTCACCCTGTGTCCGCTCCCGGTGAGCGCGGACGGCCCGCTTTAGTTTCCCACTTCGTCCTCGCTCAGGGTCGCCCGCTCCTCGAAATAGATAGCAAAGGAGGCTTTCCAGTTCGGGGGGATCTGCGAGCGCCATCCCTGTATATCTGGTGTCAGCGGCGTGCCGTCCGTTGCCTCTACGTTCTCCACGCGCAGGCAGGTAGCGTTGAAGAACTTAACCCGGGCTTCATGGGTGCGGTCCTTCGCCTGCCCCCGCACAACGACCGAGCGGCCTGAACTGAGCTTTTTAATCGCCTCGGCCATACCCTCATCGGTGTAGCCGGGAAAAATCGCTCGCACTTCCTCGTCACCGATGAGAATGTTAACCTCTATTTCCTCTCCCAGTCTGACTGCCATTTTAAGTCTCCTCGCTGTGAAGTTTTAGGGGGCTCCTTTTGATTCCAGCTTATTGATTGCTTCCAGCTTTGCCTCAACTATTGCGAGCTGGTTTTGCGCGAACGACGTATCCTTGTCCGCCAAATTCTCGCAGGCCGCGGTCAGCCCTCTCACCGAATGGCTGAGGCTACGGTCACCGCTGCTACATTTATAAACATCACCATAGCGATGCTCCGCCGTCCACGTAAGATGCGGCTCCTTCTCCTTCTTACTCCTGGCCTTTGCCATAGCTGCCTCCTCTACGCCATGTATGCGGCTTCTTCGTTGAACACGTCGAGATATACCGATTTGTGAACACTGGAGTCGTCGTCCATAATCTGCCAGTTAGTCCGATTGACAAGGGTCCCACCATCATCGGCAATTTCAACATCGATCAGCTGCATGACCGGAAAAATCAAGCTAAACCCGTGATAATAATTTTCGTCTGAACCTTCTGCTCCTCGCACAATCATTTGGAACGAATACTCAGTCTGAGATTGCAGGGCGTCGACATATGCGTCCTGCTTCTCTCCACTGCCGCCCTCGTAATCGAAGTCCAGCTGCAACGTCTGCGTTCGGCCGCTGCGTTGCCCCACTGCCAGGAACAGCCCGCCGCCGACTCGATACAGGTCGTCGGGACTGATATTGTTGGAGAAATCCCACGTTACCGACCGAAGGAGGTCTTTTAAGTCCACCACGGCCCCCGAAAGGTTGTAGACGGTGGTATCAAGGTTCTGTGTTCGGTTTGCTGCCGTCGCATAATCGACATTAAGGGCATCGGGAACAAGCCAAACCCCAGCCGTCGAGGCGTTTAGCTGCGTTTCAGCTGGTTCCGTCACAGCAGCGCCCCCTGTAGCAACAGTCCCCGAGGCAATAATACCGGCGGTCATGTTGACCATACGATTCGCGCCCCGAGTCACGCTCAGATTGAGGGTGTTCACCAATCCGCCGCTAAACTTGTTTTTGACCTCACTTGTTTTGAATTCCTCGAAAGTGAAGGAATTTAGTGCTCCGTCATTAGCCACCGGCGTACATGCGTGCTGCTTGACCGTGATGGCCGGTGTACCCGTGTCGGCCACCGCTGAGGCAACGGCCCCCAGGCCGAAAGCACCAAAATGCCCGAGCGCGAATGGCTTAACCCGATTAATGCCGAGGTCATACGTCACATGCCGGGCAAACACAACGGCGTCCGTGGCTTCCTCAAAGCCGCCGACCTTGTCGTCATCGGACACCACCTGGGAAACCTCACGAGGTATCCCCCCGATGTTGACGTTTATGCGGTTGTCGATTGTCGCGGCCGTGTCGTATGCAGTTTCCTTGGCAGCCGACGCGACCTGAATCACGTAGTTACGAGAGAGTGCCATCCTGTCTATTCCCTTTCAAAAAGGTCAATCGAAAACTAAAGTGAAGTCAACGGTTACCCCGAAACCAAGCACGGCCGCGCCTCGGAGGTTTCCTTCGACGGCACCACCACCGATTTCGGTGCTGGTATGTGTAACAATCACCGACCCTGCCTGTGCTTCAAGGAGGTCGGTGGGTACGTCGGCGAGCTGCTTCGTTGGATCGCCTTGCTGCCCCATCACGCGCTCAATTCGAGCCGCGAACGCCTTGACGGTCTTTTCTGTTTCGTCCTTTCTGCCGCCATCGGTTACCACCCATATACTCACTTCATACGAACGTCGAATTGAGCCAATCTGCTCGGTGCTTTCACCTGCACCATCCACTGTGACAGCGACAACGGGCAGCTCATTGGCGTTATATAGCCCCGCATGCTCACGGAATTCCAGCTCCCATAAAGCAACGTCCAGGGCGCCGGCGTCGTCCAGCTTTGTATCGGCTTGGAGGGCCTCGATAACATGCTCCGCGAGCACGTTATAATAGTCGTCAGTCGAGAATGCAGTCACAGGGGATTAACCGCTGTTTTGTGAAGTCGCCGAACGGCGATCTTAACCGCTTCCTGGGCGTCCTTCGGCGTGAAAAAGAGGAAGGGGCGCAGGCGATGCTGAAAGCCCGCATACAAAACGCCCTGTGGGCCCAGGGTGAGCTTTTTGGGGCTCATCCGAACGACCAGGGCCGCCCGTGGGCGCAGAACATTGTTATCCTGCATTACAGAGTCACCCGGCTTAACCCGCTTCCCAGAGGGCCGCTTACGGCCTTTAACCTGCCCCTTGCCGTGAATCTTCGGCACCCCACCAGCTGCCGGCACGAGAACCCCGTCTGTTTTGCGGCGATATTGTGGGGCGAAGTATTTCCACGTCACCCCCCGGTATGTGCCCCCGTGCCGTAGAGCTCGGAATGTTTTGTCGGTGACGGTCCTCATATACTGCGCGAATTCGCGCCAGACCGGCTTAACGTCGCCCCCCAGGCTTTCCTCGACCTTATCGAGAACATCCTGTAGCTCTTTGGTATCGATCCTGAGTTTAGCGACCACGGGCGGCTATCTTTCCAGCGTTGCCATGCCTGAGCGCATCACCGGCGGGCTCTGTTTAGCATCGTCGGCTATATCGGTGTATGGCCAGGGGGCTCGCGTGGCGACCCCCCCAGTGACCCCGAGGGTGTCCCGGGCCATATCAAAGGCGGCCAAGGCGGCTTTGTCCTCTGGGTTCCGCCTGAGAAGCAAAATCCCCAAGCCGCACGCCCAGTGTGTGGCAGCAGTGCGTATGAGGAGCGGCGTTCCAAGGTAAATTTGGGCGTTGTCAGGGAAAATCGCATACCCCGAGCCTACCCAATCGGGCGGGCCGCTGGCGTAGGTTATCACGTTTGAACTGTAGGCGGTGACCGAATACCAGGTGTTTTGATTCTCGACCCTGAACAAATCGTCAACGGCTGGGTTTCCGGTGCCGCCGTCAATGGTTACGGTCGTGTCACCGGCGGCGTGGTCGCTCTGGTTAACGAGCCAGTCAACGGTCTGTGCTGCAATGTTCGCAAACGGCGCCACCCCTGGGTAAACTGAGTCCACCCATGCCCGGGCCGCGGTCCTGAGCTTAATGTCCCGCTTTGCGGCCGTGTCGATTGGGCTCCCGGTCAGAGAGTCAGGCAGCTGATCGGTGAGGTCACCATCGCTGCAATAATACCGCGCCGGCATGGGTTATTCCTTTTTCGACCGAGGGCGTCCCCGCTTCGGTGCAGGGGCCGCCTTTGCCGCCTTGGCCGCATCAGCTACCGCTTGATCAGCTGCGGCCTTGTGGAGGGCCTTAACGGCCTCCTCGGCCTGCTTGTTCACAACATCCTCAGCTGTTTCGGTCGGGTCATAGCCGGGGACCGTGCCGTCACCATCCACCTCATGCACTGCATCGTCAAAGTCAGCGGCGGCGATTGTTAGCTTATTTCCGTCTTTTTTGCGGAGCACTGCAAGAACCGGAACTCCGAATTTCGTGCCATGCCATGCCATTGAGCGTCCTTCCATTAAGCCGGTTAGACCGGCGAGGGCTTTTTGAGCCGGCCGTGACCAATCCACCCCCGCCGGCGGAACCCCCCGCTTTCACGCGAGGAGAAAACAGCTTACCCCATAATGCGGCAGGCCAGCTCAGGGCGCGGGCATGAAACACCATACAACACGCTGAAACGCCATGTCGTCTGGAAATACTCCCGGCTCACTTCGAGCTGTAACGAGACGCCGGTCTGCGCGTCAGTGACCGACTCAATAATGTTCCCACCGCCGAAACTGTCAGGCGGTGCAGCCGGCGCAAACGCCAGAGCGAAAGCATTCCGGTGGAAGCCCAGATTGATCACATGATCGCCGGCGAAGGTCACCGCGGCGTTGTCAGCAAAGCCGCCTGTTGGAGCTGCCGGGTAAAAATTGATGCCGGTCAGAGCATTGGAGCCCGCTGTGAGGGTCCCGTTGGTGACCATGAAATAACCAGTGACATTTGCGACGGTAAAGACATCACCAGTCACCAGCGTTCCCGACAGAGAGGACTCATCAATCGCCATCGTGGTCGCGCCAGCGGATACGGCCGAGTTAATCAAGGCGGCCTTATTGGACCCATCCGTCAGTGTCCCGCCGGTGAACGTCGGCACATTCTGATTCATCAACCACCGGGCGCCCAGCTTGCGGCCGATTTCGCCCTCAATCACCCCACCCTGGTCGCCGCGCTGATCGGCCTGAGTGAACAGTGAGAGAGACATCGCATTCCCCTCGGCACTCTCATCCATGACCACGAAGCGGTCAGCCTTGGGGGCAAGGGCGGTGTTCAGGAGTTTATTTGCCCCACCCTGCCATGTGGAATTGAGCAGCGCAGCAGTGGCGAACGGCGTGGTGCCGGCCGTGCCGACGTGCTGGGCGACGCCGTTGGTGTTGTCGACTGCATCGTATGCGGATGCAAACAAGTCGGCGTCGATCTGATTCGCCAGGGCGCGGACGGCCTCAGCGGACTGGGTGTTGCGATAGCGGCCGTTTTCAATCTCATGAGCGTCTTTGTCGCTCATATGGAAATCGGTCTTTTTCCAATGGTCCAATTTGATCACCACCGACGTCGGCGTCTGATCGGTGTTGGCGGGCGGCGTAATGGCGGGCGTAACTGCCGCGGCCGTCTGTGCAACAGGAACGGGGATCGTCACCGTGTCACCAGGACGGCTGGCCGCGGACGTGTACCCCTGGTTTACAGAGGTGATCGTCGCGGCGGTCTCACGAAGCACCTCAAGTGCCTCAGTGAGAATTTTGGGAATGAGGGCTGTGTATGTATTAGCCAAAGGGAACTCTCCTTAAAAGGTTGGCGTTAACTGTTGGAAATGCAACAAACGCCCCTCCTGAGAGCCCCCCGGGCCCTTGACTGACCCCCCGGGCCAGTCGCGGTGGGATTACATCTGTTTATTCAACCGGCACTGCCGGCCCTACCGTGGTCTCCTTCTGGCGACGAAACCACATCGTCGGTGTATCCGTCGACCCGGGCCGTGCCATCAGTAATCTGCTGCGAAAATTTCCCTGAACGAAACTGCTCCCGGCTGATCACCCGAACCCCCCCGGGGCCCGTTTTCGTGGTGTCGCTGCCGCTTTCTCCTCCTCCGCCCCCGCTCGGGGCGAAGTAAAACGGCTTTAAAGCCGCCAGGGCCTCGAAGAACTCCGCAGGGCTCTCGTTCTGCCCTGCGTTTTTCGATGAGAGAACGGGCTGTCCATCTTCCATGCGGGTGAGCGCCCCGCCTTCGGCGACAAACTGCCCTTCGTAGGTCCTCACAACGTCATCAACGGCTTCGGCTCTCAGCCCCGCCTCTATACCGGCGGATTTGAGAACGCTGGTAACAGACACCTGCCGCAGACTGGCCGCCAGCTCATCGTGGGCCTCTTGAAGCGCCGTATAGCGCCTCTCGAAATCCTCAACCAGCTTTTTCTCTTGCACGTCCAGCGCCGAATCAATGTCCTTTGAATCTACCAGCTCCTTGCGGTCACGCTGCCGCTTAAGCTCTGCCGCTTCCGCGGCGTCCTCGGGCGTGACACCACCGAACCGCTCCAGCTCGGCACTTAAGGACGAATTGTTGCCGCGAAACTCAGCAACCTTCGCCTTTTCAGCGGCCAGCTCTGCCTGCAACTGCTCAATATCGACGTCACTTTCGGCCATTTTCTGCCCCCGGCAGATTGTCCCCGCCCCCGGCGTGGACATAAGTGGATAAAGAAAGCGTCAAAAAAACTGACCCACCTTCTAATATACTGACTCTTTTTTATCTCGGCCACCCAATAAGGGGTAAATAAGTGTCGATTTTCCTTGACTAATATGGGTGATTGCCTATATTATTGAGTAGTCGAGGGGCAATAAGGCTCCCGGCAAAAAGGAGACGGAAACAAAATGGCAAAGAAAACCTTCACAGAGGGTGACAGGGTCATCGTCACCAATCCTTGGACAGGCGACAAATCCAAGGCAATTGTCGTTGGCATAGATCAGCCTGTGTTCAAGGGTTCCTTCTGCGTCTACGGTGGTGAGTTACTTGTACGCTTCGTCACCAGCACAACCGAGGTCGGTGCCATACTGGAGACAGCACGGATCGCAACTGAAGATGTCACGCTTTACGTTCCTTTCTGTGATGTTGACAAGGATCAGACCATCGAAGACGAGCACATGCGCCAGGGGAGCCTATAATATAATGAAAGGGAGCCACACCCTGACACCAGTTTTTTTTTAGAAAGTTGGTGTCAGGCTTGACTTAATATGGGTGATTGCCTATATTGAGTTTCAGTGAGAGGGCAATAAAGCCCCCACTAAAAAGAGGAGCAGCAACATGCCACGAGGACGCGGATGGCACATGAGCACGAACATCGTAGCGGCCAATATCGCCGGAACCGAGGTTGGTGCCATACTGAAGGCAGAACAGATTGCGAAGCGAGCGGCGGACATTATTGACGCCGTATACAAAGAGAAGAGGGAGCGGAATGCCCTGGGTCTGGGCGATGAAGCAATTCCCCCCAAGGATGAAGAGGGCAACAGCATTGAAGATGTGCTGAACGGCTTGGATGAAGGGGGTGATAAGTAGTTTGATGGGGTTAACCCCCGCTGAGGGCTTCAGGGTGGCGCAGCTACGCTTAGACGCCGCGTCTGAAGCCCTTGAAGGTGTATCGGCGGAAGCACTTGCCGCCGCTCAAGCTGCCCTTGATGAAGCAAGGGAAAAGATGGAAAAGATGGAAACCCAGTGCCACCTCTGCGATGGCACTGGGTTTATTCACGAATGGCGACCAGGCAGTGGTGGAATGTGCCGCTGTGGGACTGGCGCCTCTTATTTTGACCCCAGTTAAAAAGGAGACGGGAAATGCATGCACCGCGGAATAGGATTAAGAGGTTTTTCACAGATACCGTCAATGATGCCCTGCGAAAAGACGAGAACCTTGAATTTGTAGCCAATGAACTTGAAAAACGTATTGGGACAAGGGCCTTTAAAATGGACCTCGAACCGCTGCCCTTCACGGCAGGCATTTCTCCTGAAGGTATCACCGGAGATTATATTCGTGAACTGCGCTGCTGTCTCGGTATCACGAAGAAAAAGATGGCTTGGCTTCTAAAGATCAGCCCTGACATTCTGGCCCGGGTCGAACGAGGTCAGTATATCCTTGACCCCCGGCCTGCTTTGGAGTGCTGCAAAATCGGCGAAAAGTTCGCCATTGATGGAACTGTTCCACAGATCAAAGAACCGCCCCGGAAGTTTTCAGGGGGTGGTGAGCCGGTGGGTGGTCGTAAGAGGCGCCGAACCGTTTCAGTGAAAGACGCATTAAAGGAGCCTGGTTTTGCTGCCAGAGAGTTCGGCATTGGAATGGCAATCGGTGGCGGGATTCTTTTTGGAGTCCTGAGTCTCTTCCTTGCTATCTTCTAAGGGCGACCTATTTGGCCCGTCCCTTATGGAGGCCCGCACCGCACTCTTCTCAGGTCTGGGCGTGAGTAAGAGTGCGGTGCATTGCCCGTGTTGTGACCAGCACGTCCAGCAGTACAGAAGGCGGCTGTATAAAGGGCTTGCCGAGATGCTTGTGTGGATGTGTCGCACCTACTCACCGGAGACGGGGTGGATAGATGTCCCTCGGCAAGCCCCGCCAGGCATGGTCAGGGGCGGTGATTACGCCAAGTTGGAATGGTGGGGCCTTATTAAGCACAAGGTCCACGACAATGACCCGGCTCGCAAAGATTCGGGCCTGTGGATACCGTCAGAGCTTGGGCTGGAGTTTTGCTTCCATACGTGGCGTCGCATTCAGTCCCACGTTTTGATTTACAATAACGAGCTGCGCGGATTCGCCGGGGAACCTATTAATATCATTGAAGCCCTCGGCGGTGACGGCTTTCATTATCAGAGGCTAATGGCTGGGGAGTGGTAGGTCAGGTCAGAACGGCCAAATCCTTCGTCCATCGCCGAGCATCGTTGTCCCAGCTTTCCCGTATATGACGCACCACGGCATCGGCACACTGGGCCACGGTCTTATACCTGTCAGTGTCATAGATGGGGCCGCGGTCCCCCATCTGTGGGGGGAGGGTGTCTGTGACGTGAAACTCCAGGAAGTCACGGGGGATCACTGCTTCACCCTGCATCCGTGCCATAACATCCCGTGCATGGCCCCCACTTGCAACCGGGGAAGTGAATGCAACGGTCATGTTTGCCCCATCATCCACCCACACCCCCACCGGCCTATAGTGCTCCTGCGGCCCATACGTCCATTCAATCATAAACCTCATGGGTCCACCGTTTCAGGCAATTCGTCTTCTTCTTCTTCCTCGTTCATCTCCGGTGGAGTCCACCCGGTGGCCATAAATTTCCACTCTTCCAGCAGGTAAGCATCCACTCCTGACGTGTCTCCTGCCTTCCTACGCCATGCTTTGATTCTGGCCTGCTCCCTCTCAGTGGCTGGGGTGAGGCGCCACTGGTGAACGTCGTTGTAACTGGTCATTGTCAGAATATCCCCATCTGTTGACCATTCAGCCCCATGAATCATTTTAACTGAAGCCTCATCCTCCTCATATCCCAGGTGCTTGCACAGCAGATAAGGCACGACGCCGGTGATTTTCCCATCATGGTCATACAGCGGTTGGACCCTCACGACCACCACCTCAACCAATAGCGCATACGGCTCGCCATCCAAGTCAAGGAATACCCCCTGCTTAAACGGCTTAAGAAGGGGCAGAATCACATCCCGGGTCAGCTTCTCCACGTCCGTCACTTAACGACCTCCTCGATTGCACGACCATCTGGCAAAACATCCCACCCAGCGTCTTTATATGCTTTTATCACCTCTCGGCGCTCTGTGCTTGTCTTCGTTAAAATTACGTCAATGTCATCAATAAGGGACATCGACGTCTTAAAATCAGTTTCGTCATCGTCTCTTTTTCTGGCAATAGTGTCCCAATTACTCGGAGTTGGCTTACGGTTTTTAGTCTGAAAATCATTCCGTGTATCACCCCAAGCGTCGCCTTTATAAATGGCAGCATCCATTCGCCGAAGGTTTTTGCCCTTAAAGTAGAGCTGCCCCTTTCGCATCCCAGTCTTATGCCGCAGGCGGGTATAAAAGTAAACAGCACCTCCTTTTTGCATATCACCCCCAGGAGACATTCCACTAACTGGAATGCCGATCCTCATTTTTTCATTCGTCGAGGCCATGACACCGTTGTTCTGTAAATACTTACTGATGGATGCCGCCATGTCACCACCAGTATATAAGCTATGCTGCAAGGTAAATCGGTCAGTGTCAGCATCGTCAAGGTCGAATCGATAAAAGGACCTGTAGCCTGCGCTTTTGGTGTAGTCAGGGCCCGGGGTGGACCTCTTTCCAAAGAAAGACGATTGAAATTCACCAGTGGGGTTGTAGTCTGGTAAATCTTGCAATTCAGTGACCCCTGCCGCCTTCATTTTGTCCTTGATCTTCTTTTTCTTTGACCAGTGCTTACGCATTGCAGCAATGCGCTCGCTCTGGCTTGCCCCCCTTGTGTTCAGGTCTTCAATCATAGAAATATATGACGGCGTAATGTGTTCCTTGGTGCAGTATGCCTGCTTTTTTAAATACATGAGCTCAAAGTCATCCGGGGTGGCAACCTTCGTGTCCAGGCCCATTATTTTGATTTTCTCAAGTATTTGATCCATTGTGCCGGCCCCCATGTCACCATTGACTGTCCCCTCAATGATTCCCTGCTGTGCCCTCCATCCGTCGTTATTTCCGTCATACGGCCTATATCTGATGCGCGTCCCATCGTCAAATGTTATTTCATATTGGACGGTATCAGTATCGTAAAAGTTATTGTGCATGGAACTCCCACGAGCGCGGTCGTTATTAACGGTGAGGCCTCCATCGCCCCCCGGCGTCCTTTTCGTAAAATGGATTGTCTCACGGCGGACGGTAAAGCCAGCCGTCGGCGAGGGGGCTGCTGCTGCGGGCACGCTTCCCGGTGGGGGGTTCTGGCGTAGATAAGGCCCATACATCTTCCCAGAAAGATGCGGTGCTGGGTCCGTGACCCCCTCGGGGAAGGTTTTAAGGGCTGTTTTGGACAACACCCCTTCATTCACGTCATCCATCACCTTCATATAAGCCTTTGCCATTTTAGCCACTTCGGGGTCAGCATGGGTTGCCAGAAGGTTTAAGCTCGGCCTTTCAACATTCATGGCATTAAGCGTTGACTCATTAAAGTCAAAATCACCCGACTTGACGTGCATATTAAGGGTTTTAACTGCGGCCTCAATTTTCGGAAAAAACGTATCTTGGGCCATTGGTGTCCCCACCCTCTCACCCCCCACTGGGGTTGGCAGACCCCCTTCGATGTTTTGCTTGTTAATCCATTCCATGACCTTCTCACCCCCGGAATGCCTGACCTTAAGGTCGAGGTTGGCCCGGTCATGTCCTACGCCGGCGCTGTCAGTCATATGGTCGGCGTAATAAACTGCCCGGAGGTCTTCAATGTCTTCCCCATCAAGGTCTATGGCCTTCCCCTGCCACCCATGCTCCTCAGCTTCTTCGGCTACTTCGCGAAAGGCTTGCGGGAGAACCCCTTCAACGTCCACCGCCGGTGCTGCTTTCTGCCCAAACGTAAAAGTCTCATCCTTCAGGGCCCGCCGGTAATACCCCTCAAAGTCGGCCCGCAGCGCATTTTTCCGCGCCACGGCCAGATCAATGAATTCCACCCGCTGGGCCCTGGTGCGAAAGCGGTTTTGAGCATATCCTTCGAGCATGTCCCGGTACTTAGTTTCAGGGATCGCCTCGAATTGCTCGATTGCCTTTAAGGTGACCACCGGGTCATAAAAATCAAGCTCTATATCCCCATCCCGAAGCGCCTTCATGGCCGTATTGTAAATCGGCTCAGATTCACCGAATGCACTATTCGGGTGATAATCAAAATCGAGTTTATCGTCACCCAGGAACTTGAATGCCTGCCCCTTGTCAATGCCGACAATGCGGCCATCTGGGAAAGTGATCAGCTGACCGGGGTGCCCGTCATGGTTGCTGATTAGCCAATCCAGAACATGCTCTTTCTGAATGGTCTCCAGCTGGGATGGGGTTAGCCCAGTGATCGGCTTATTTCTCAGGTTACCATCAGACCCCTCAATCCACCGCTGAATGCTGCCCCGGCGGCCATCGGACAGCTCCACAAAGCGAGCCTCAGCTGCAACGGGGTCCACGAGTCGTTGCAGCTTATAGGCAAACTCGTCCACCATCCCCCTATAAGTCGCTTCCTTTTTCGTTGCGTGGGGAAACGGCTTAAACATCCATTTGTCACCGCTTGGGTCAAGCCAGAATTCCTTAGAATGGGCCCCCCCGATATTGGCAACTTCTTTGAAGGTGAAGTGGTCGGCTGGATCTATGCCCTCCCATGCCTGGTCCACCTTTTTCCATTCGTCCAAGTGAGCCGTTGGTGAGGGCGGCGGAGCGGGTGCCTGGACTATAGCCGGGGAGGGCGGCCCCAGCTGGTCCTTGACGGTTTCTGAGGCTTGTTTAGCCTTGGCGCTCGCCTTCCCGACGAGCTTGCCGTCTTTGTATTTCTGAAGGATTTCGGCGGAATCAACAGGGGTGATCTTCTTCGAGGTGACCAGCTTCTCATATTCGAGGTGGAACGCCATCGCCTCGGGTGAAACCAGGGCGGCGGCCTCATCCTCGGCGGCCTTAATCGCTTTCGCAACATCAGACGGCCCCCAGGAAGCCTTGTCAAAGACCGTTTCGTGTATGCCCCCTGGGCCCAGGGCGAGGTCTTTGGCTTTCTTCTTCGTCTTCTTCAATGCGGCCGCGGTCAGCTTTCCCTCGCTGATCGAATTAAGAAGGGCGGTATATTCCTCAATCTTTCCAACATTGGAGCTTGCCTTGCCCACATCAATCGCATCTTTAACTGCCTCGGAGACCCCCACCTTGTCTAATCCGAAGGCCATTGAATCAAGGTGAACGCCTTCGTCCCCCGCCTTAACGGCTTTTCTAATAAAGCCCTGAACATCAGGATTATTAGGGTCAGAACCCTCAATTTTTAAGATGAGCGCGTCAAAGTCGGTTTTTTTGCCGATTGCTTGGATCTGCCAGGAGTAGCCAAGGACTTGATCCTCATAAGGCTTCATCTGTAGGTCATTAAAGAGATTTGAGTGAAGCATTTCACTCCAAGCCGCCTTTGCTTCAGAGTGCACGTCCTCCAATGACTTAATGCCATCTTGAACCTTGGTGTAATCTGCGGCTTCCTGGAACTTGAGAATTAGGGGGGTCTGCTTTTCTCCAATGGCTGCTGAAATCCTCTGCTCATATTGCTGCCCCCAGGTTGCCTTTATATTTAGGTCGGGGGACAGGGCTTGAGCTTCATCAAGAAGGGGCTTCAGCTTCGGATCAAATTCTATCTCTGCATGGACCCCTTGCCCCCATTCCTCCACCTGCTTTTTTGCCGCTGCTGGTATCTTAAGCTCAATGTCTTGGCTGACAATCTTGAACTTTGCACCGTTGATTCCATCGGTAACCAGCTTTTCCTTGACACCAAACTCATCAGCTGCTGCCACTGCCTTATACAGTAAAAGGTCTTCATCAAGCAGCTTTTCAAGGGGTTTCAGCGCCTGCTTCGCTTCCCAGATCGCCGGCGCAAGGCTTGCCTTTTCACCCCCTGGGAGCTTCAAGTCTGAGGCTTTGTGAAACTTAAGGGGGTCAATCTCCGACACCATGCTGAGAGTGCTGTCGATCTTCTGCCCGAGCTTGAGCTTCTTTCTCAGCGCCTCAAGGGCGGCCTTGGCGGCCGTATCAGCGGCCAGATCCTTCGCAGCAGCGATTGCCGCCTGTTGCAGGGCTTCCTGTGCGGCCTTAGTGGTTGCCCGGCTAACGGCGGCCTTAGAGGGTTTAAGGGGAACCCCTGTAAGAGTGGTCTTTGCCAGCCCGGCCCCTTGCAGCTGGGCCTCGGGGACATCGTCGAACCACTCGGGGCGCCCGGCTATTAAGACGCTGCGACAGAGATGGAACGGACTGAGCCGCGGCGGGCGGCCATATTTGGAATTGTCCCACTGCTCCAGGGACATCGCTTTCTGGGTGGAGGCCGATTCACAGATCCTTGTCGAGCGGGAATCCTGGGGGTTGCTGTTCCTAAAAACGGCCTCATCGCCAAGGGTTTCCTCGGCCAGGGCCTCATGGGTGCGGTTGATTATGCGGGTCGACTCGATGCGGGCAATGGCCTGGGCCCGCTGTCGGATCGAGCGGTGAATGGTCTTCCCGCTCATCGACTTAATGGTAAGCGGCTTTATGCGGCCCCCTTGGATTAGCCTCGACTTCAGGCTATCGACGTTCGGGTCGTAGTGATCCACGGGAATTCCTTCAACGACCGAGTCGAGCATGGTCTGCCGAAACCACGTCCCGACGTCATCGCCCACCGTGTTCATCACCTGATAACCCTGCTTGAACCCGACGGTTAGAACGCCCTTTTCGGCGATGGAGATGTTATCGAAGGCGCTTTTAACCAGCTCGGGCGACAGATCGCCGACGTCGAGGTTCACTGAGGCCAAGCGGCGCCCGGCTTTGTGCATCAGCGGGACAGTCTTTTCCGACCACGCCTTGCCCGGGCCCACGAGCACGCTGTCGATCTGGGGCTTTACAGTGTCACGGTAATAAGCCCCCGCGGCTTCAAGGTTCGCGGGGATGTTTTGTATCTTCCCATCAGCATCAGTGAGCAGCGCCTGAAACAGCTTCTCCTGCTTCGCCAGCTCGACCTCTGCAGCGCCGAAAATGCCCTGTAGCTCCACGGCAGCAGCCCCCACGACCTCCTTTTCGAGGGTGTCTCGAAGCTGGTGCATTTCCGCGATCATTGTGGGTATAGTGAGCGGCATTTATTAATTCTCTGACGGGTCCCTTGGGACCAGTAATTCATCGGGAATGAGTTGATCCATCCTCTGTTGTGGGATTTCTATGTGCAGCGAAGGCAGTGCTTCGTTCATCACATCGCGGGTCGAATGAAACAGCCGCCCCCCGTTAAGGCGGCGGTAGACGTAGAAGGTCGTTTTCCAGACGCCGATTCTGACAATCCTTGCGGGGCTGCCCTCTAATATTACAATTTCATCGACGACGTAGGTGCCGCTGCGCAGTACCATAATCGAGGTGACGAACGACTTGATCGTCTCCTTAAAAACGATTATCCCGACAAAAAGGCAGACCAGCCACCAAAATTCGCCGAGAATCACCATCACCTCCTCGGCCAGCGGGGAGGTGATTTTATCGGCTATTTGCTCTTCCATGTTACAAAGGCGTTAGGGGGGCCGGCTGGATTTACGCAGCTACCACCTGTTCGGCCAGCCCCTCGGCCTTCTGTTCCTCCGCTTCGTCCGCAGGGCGACCCTGAGCGAAATGGTTAACGACGGCCTTGTTGCCGTCGTTG